ATGGAGAAATTCCTGCCGCAGGACCACTTTACCAAGAGAAGCGACTACCTCAACAAACTGGCGGACTTCAACGACAGGGCCAGAGCCGACGGCATCGACCCGGCGGCCGACGATCTCGGGTCGATGGAGCTGCACGACATGCGCGACGAGCTGCACCGTCTCTATGGAGAGTTGGAAAAGGAACGGACGGAGGCCTTCAGTAACTATAAGAGCGTCGTCGGCGAAAAGGAGGCGTTCAACGTAGAGGACCGCCACCTCATGTCCTCGGAGATGGCCAAGCAGTTGATGCCGACGGCCACGCAGGCTCCGGGGCCGCATCTCATCGACCCGGGTGAGCCGCCCCCTCGGATGACGCCACGGGCCGGTCCGGCCCCTGTCCGGTGGACCTGGCCTAATATACTGTCTGCTCTCGCCGGCCTCCAACCGGAGCAGCAGTGATGGCTGACGACGACGAACTCCGCCGGAAGAAGCTGGTTGCTTACATGGAGTGGCTGCGCAGCGCTCCTACCCGGGCTGTTGTGGACGTTGGATTGGGTAAGCCGGGCGGCCCGCTTATCGATCCCTACCTCCCCTCCTACAGGGAGGGTGAGAAGATGCCGCCGACAAAGGCGCAGGACTCTACCTACGAGCAGTTGCTGCGAGAGAAGCTGGCGATCACCCAGGGTGGAGAGAAACCCCGCGATGATCCACTCGCCGACGCCATGTCGTTGGAGAGGTTCGGATACTACGGCGGCTCCGACCCAAGAGCCAGGCCCGGCAAGGTAAGCCCCACTCCCGAGGCGGAGCAACTGCACGACCTGGGCCTGCCGATCAGCATGACGGGTAGGGCGCAGCCCGGCCTCAAGCAGGACCTCCCCCAGCTAGCACCTGACTGGGGAGCAATCCTGCGGCAGTTGAACAGTCTGGCCGCCGGCTTCCCGACGGGACCGGCCGACACGGTCGACTTGAACCCGGCGCAGCAAGCTGCCCTAGCCAGGAGGCAGCAGGCCGGTAGGATGCAGGGGGCCGTCGCCGACCCGGGCATCTTCGGTGGCCACCCCCAGGTGTCGGGGGACCCGGTGTTGAACCCGCCGGCTCCACTGCCGGGGTCGAACATGCTGCGGTACAACCCTGCCGTCGAGGGATTGCAGACCCTCGGCAGACACAGGCGGCCCGAGACCGACCCGATGCTCAAGGCCCAGGCCCAACCGGACCCCTCACAGCTGAACCTGCTGTTGCCGGAGCTTCTCAAGCTTCCGGGCCTTGGACCTCGCCCACCACTGCCGGCCCCGAGGCAGATGCGGCCGGCGAACGAGGCCCAGTTGAGGGCGGCTCCCCTTCTTCAGCAGGCCGGGGACGTGCATCTATTCGGGAAGGAGGACGAGCAGGAGAAGGCGCAGGAGATACCACCGTGGGCGGTGCCGCTATGGTCAGGCGCGGGCGGCGGCAACTTCGTCACTCCATGGCGCTTGCAGAACTGGCCCAAGCCGCCTCCTCCTGGGCCGCCGGCCAACGAGGCGCAGCTTCAGCAGGCTCCCCTTCTTCAGCAGGCGGCGCTCTTGAGAATGTTGATGCCGGGCGGCTTGCAGGGTGGCCGGGTGCCTGGGACCCAGGACAATCCGTTGTTGCAGCCGGGTGAGGAGGGTGCTGTTGTGGGGTCGAGGCCGGTGCCCGGCAGTCGGGACCGCAATCGCTTCTTCAACCCCAATGAGGTTGCGCCGTATAGTCCGCCAGGCGTCCCAGACAACCGTAGTCAGGAGACTTGATGGCCCGGCGGAGTCAGACACCCTCTCATGCGGCTAATCTGGGCCGGATACCCCGGCGGGATGTCGGCAGCTGGTGCCAGGAGATCATCGCCAAATGTAGCGTCAGTCGGGATGACCGGGTGATGCAGTCGCAGGCTTACCGGAACTTCTATTTCACCGGCACCGATGATGGTGCGGGGGCGGTAGACAATGAGATTTACCCGGCGGTTGATCACCTTGCTTCGTCGCTCTTCAGCCCCGTCAACCCAAGATTTGTCTTTAGCTTTGACCATAGCCATGATCAGGCGGAACAGGCTAAGGGACACATTGCGTCTAGCTACCTTAGCCGGGAGTTTGCCAGAAGGGGCGTGGACAACAGCTTTGCCACCGGCGTCAACTGGGGACTCGTCGACGCCTCCTGCTTCGTGAAGTTGTTATGGGGAAGAAAGGGCCTCGACCCCTATGTGATCGCCCAGGGCTTTATGGGTGTCTACTATGAAGGGTTGCAGGGGCTGGACCGGCAGGATGCCTTTGTCCACACCAGCTTTATGACGCTGGGGTCCTTCGAGCGAAGTATTGCGGACCACCCTGAAGAGCGAGCGATCAAGAACTATGTCAGGAGAAGGGCGCGGGCGGACCCGACGATCATGGGCCAACAGCACGACGTGCGCACGCTTCTTATTGGTGGGACCATCCCGGTCAACCTGACCCCACCTCAATCAAGTATTCCGGGGGGGTGGGTCAACTGGGTCAAGGGGCCTCGGCCGCAGGTCGACGCCCAGACGCTGACGGAGCTGGTCCAGATCGACGAGCTGTGGGTGATCGACAACGACCGGGAGGACTACACCACCTTCCAGCTGGTCGACGAGCTAGTAGTGGAGGGCAAGCTCCAGAGGCGGAACCTACTAGGCATCAAGGGCCTCCAGCCCTTTGTGCAAATCTGTCCCAACCCGGTGATCGACTACTTCTGGGGAAGATCGGAGGTTGCCCAGTTGATGATCGCCCAGCAGGCCATCACGGCCCAAGTGAATGGGATCTCCCGCACCATGCGGATGCAGGAGGACCCGCCGATGACCTTCAACGGGATGACCGGCAACATCGACGAGAAGCGGTCGACGCTGATGAAGCCCGGCGGCCGCCTGGCGGAGAACAACCCACAGTTCAAGGCCGAGAACATGGCTCCCAAGTTGCCGGAGCAGGCCCTGCCCTTCTTGAGTGACCTGAGAGACAACTTCAATCGACAGGGCGGCTTTGAGGCCCCCGTGTCCAGGGGCATGGGAGAGCAGGGGATCAGGTCCGGCGTCCATGGTGAGACGATGGTGCGGATGTCCTCACCCCGGTTGAGGGATAGGGCACTCGACATCGAGAAGACCTATGCCGAGTTGGGCGACCTGGGGTTCCAGATGTTGCAGGACAAGGTGCCCGATATGTTTGTGGCCCACGTAGAGGGGCAGGCTAAGCCGGTCGAGTTCATCCTCGACCAAGTGGCCGACGACTACGAGCTGTCGGTAGACAGTCATAGTTCAAGCCCGGCCTTCTCCCAGGAAGCAAGATCACTTGCGTTTGACTTGGCGAGGACCCATGCCATTGATGACAAGGGGCTAATCCGCTTGACACACCCTCCCCAGGAGGACACTCTTCTCGCCGACATCGATGAGCGCCGGAAGAAGCAGGCAGAGATGCTTGCAGCTCACCCGGAGATGCTGCGGTCGTCTGGCAGAGGCCGAGGCTGAAGCCATCCCTGTCCCTGGGTAGGGAGTCTCCCCGGGACGCTCAAAGGTAGGAGGCCCACCATGGCACGTCGCATGGGTCGTCGGCACCGTCGGGGCCGTCGGAAGTAGGTTGGAGGGGGGATAGAGGATGCCGCCGCCGCCGCTAGGTGCTCTTGGACCGCAGCCGCCATTTGGGTCTGCGTCCATCATGCGTCCTAGCGCCAGCCTTGGTAGTGCCGCCAACGGCTCCTCCATGGTTGGTCAAGCGGTGAACATGCTGGAGAAAGCACTTTCCGAAATCCCTCCCCAACACCCTCTTCACAAGGCAGTTCTCACGGCTATCAGCTCGCTGACCAAGGCTGCGCCGCCGCAGGCGCAGTCACCTGGTGTCGGGCTGGAAGCCATGAAGCAGATGTTGGCAGGCGCACAGCAGCAATCCCCGTTGGCTGCCCTGCTGGCTGGTCGCGGGGGCGGCGGCGGCGGGATGCCCGGAGTTATGCCACCGCCTATGGGGGGCGGCGCACCTCCTGGCCCCGGCGCACCCCCCGGCGGTCCACCCGGTCCGCCAGGCGGCGGACTCCCCATCGGATAGGAGTACAACCAATGGCTGACCGCAAGTTCCCCCGTGCATACAGGGATAGTGTGCCCCAGGATTTGGACTCGCCGGACCCGATGGTGGTCAGGGTGCCGTTCAACAACATGGACATCGGCGCACGTAAGAGCGTGACGCGCTCGATCAAGGACGTGAACAACATGAACATCTCTCACGTCCCCGACGCCAACAGCCACTAGGAGCGGGCGATGGAAGTTGATGACGCCGACGCCCAGTTGCTGGCGACCGTCAAGCGGCTGGGGGGGATGCCGGCGCTCGACCAGATGTACCGGGCACATACGCTCCATACGACGCTCCATGGGGACCCCAATGTGCGGACCCATTATGAGAGATTGATCAAGCACAAGTATCCGCAGGCCCAGACGACGGACGACATCGCCGCTCCCTATGTGCGGGAGCTGAGTGCGACTCAGGAGCGGGTCAAGAAGCTGGAAGAGGAGCGGGTCGCCGAGCGGGATGCCGTCTTGATGGAGCGGCGGCAGCAGAGCTTCAACGATAGCTGGACCCAGGCGGTCAAGGACCACGACATGACAGCCGAGGGCGAAGAGGCCCTCGGCAAGTTCATGGAGAAGGAGAAGCTGCACGATCCCGAGAGCGCAGCTTTGCTGTACTTCAAGCGGAACCCGAAGCCGGCGTCTCCGCAGGAGAGTGGGGGGCTTGCGCCCAAGACGTGGGGGGTGGGGCCGCTGCCCGGCGAGGACCCCGAGTCCTCCAAGTTGTTGTTGGAGAACCCGGAGCGCTGGGCCGACAACGAAGCCTACAGCGTGCTGAACGAGATGCGGTCGGCCCGATGAGTATGCTGTCCAAACACTGTGACCAGTGCGGGGCGGCCTTCACCTGTTGGCCATCGCAAGAGCGCAGGTTCTGTGGGCAGGCGTGCCACCGGGAATACAAGACTGCCCATGGGTTGAACAAGAACTCCCGAGCACTGCCCCGCGTAACGCTCACTTGCGCCCAGTGTGGGGAACCGTTCACCGTATCGGGAGCGGCGGCCAAGGACTACCCTGGCCGTCTTGCCCGCAAGGTTTGCTCGGTAGCATGTCGGTCTTTGTTCCTGCGCAAATCAGATACCACGTTCCTGTGTGAGCACTGCGGCAAGGAGACGCCCTACGGGTACAATGCCGGGGCGCAAGGTCTACGCCGCAATCGGCGCTTCTGTTCCACGACGTGTGCGAATGATGCGCAA